GTATATTCCCCAGACATGAGCTGTGTTAGGTGATACTTCTATATCAATCATTAAGATTTTCATAGGGTTCTCTAGTGTTTAGATTACTTATTATACACCAAGAAAAAGTCGTCTTTCATCTAATCTTCTGTTTTGTAAGCCTTTTAATATTTTTCCACCAGCTTTGCAATATTTAACTAACGACTCCATAGCCGCTTCTTTATCGCCACGAAGCAACGCTTGACGGATGGTTGAACGCTGAAAGCATCCAAGACCCAAATTAAAGCAAAAACTGACAAGAGCGTCAAACTCATGTTGTCGAAGAGGCACGTTAGGTAGCATCTTATGTATTCCCAACTCGAAGCGTGATAAATCTCGTTTAAGTAAGGCATCTATTTCCTCTTGTGTAAAAGTTCTATTCCAATCTGCAGGAAGCGATTTACCATCACCAATAAGGTGACCAACACCAACAGTCCAAAGACCAGCAGGACAACGATAGGGCTTATTACGCACACCTTCATGATGTTTAATAAGAGTGATTGCACGTTGTGATACTTTCACTTATTTCTTTTCCCAAGTTCTAGATCCAAAATAGAAACCAATAATTGAACCTACAATAGACATTTCTTCTGAACTAAATATAATGTCCATAGAAGTTCCAAAGTCTGCACCTGAATGTACTGCCCACCAGAATCCTGCTACATCAACAAATACAAGTAATGATACAAATGTAAATGCAATAATTGGTCTTACACAAGCGTTAAGAGTTTTAACCCATTGTGATGATTGCTCTACAAGTTTAGCATCATGTTCATACAATGCTTGACGTTCTTGTGCATATGTTTCAGCATTAGTTTGCTCTAACTCAATAGCAGCAATTTTCTCTTGTGATACAAACCCAGCTTGTGCCATACGCATAGCTTGTTCATTTTGTAACATAGCCATTTCACGTTCATGTTTTTGGTCGCCCTTTTGCTGAAAGAAACCTAAAATGCTTGGGAGACCTGCTGTAGCAAATCCTAATACTGATGATAATAATGCGAACACTTATAACTCCTTTGGATCAAAGCCATATATTTTGGCTACTTGTTTTTGTAATTTACTAAATCTACCTTTATGAGAATGATAATCACTTCTAGGTGCATCTAAATATAAAGCCATATGTATCATTTCGTGCATAAGGGTTTTAATTACCGTATCTATATGACTACATTTACCTTTGCTAATTGTAATAATATGTGGATCACCAGATTCACATGGCTGATATTCTCCATATAAATCAATATTATTTACAATAACAAAATCAACTTTAGAAGGTGGTGGGAATTTATAATTATCAAATGGAGGAAAATGTACAAAAGCAGCATAGAGTGCAGCTATATTATCTTCCGTAATAAATGTCATTTTGATAATGGATTCATGCTAGAACGTTTAAGAGTGTTAAGTTTGTCATCCATAGCATTAACAGTAGCCTCTAATTCTTTTCTTAATCCACCTACCATAGCAGATGTTTCACGAGAGTTAGCAATAGCATCAGATGACTTCTCACTAGCTTTCATAATAGACTCTGATAATTGATATTGTCTCTCATTAATAGCTTTAATCTGTATCTCTAAACCATTAAGTCTTGATTCTATAGGTGCTAAATCTAAAGTATCTACAGCCTCAATTGCCGAAACCATCTTGTTGTAAAAAGTTATGCCTGCGTAAGCTCCTCCAGCTATGATCGGTAATACGATCAAAATCATCTTGAGAAGTGCCGAGCTGGATAAGCTCAAGCTGAAAGTTTTGGTTTCTTCCGAACTCACGGTTTATCTCCTGTTCAAATTTAAATGCGTCTGTTAATTCAATTTGTTGTATAATAGGTTTATTCAATATTTCTAAAGAAAGGACTATTCCAAAACCATGTACAAGTTCCTTACCCTTTGGCACTTCAAGTTTAGGACTTTCTTTGCTCTCGGTCTTTTGTTCAGTCTTTGGTGTCTCTTTTGGATTTTCTTCTTTTGCTTTTGGTGTCTCTTTAACTTCTTGTTTTGGTTGTTCAACCTTGACTGGTAATTCAGTTTTAGGTATTTCTTGAGCAACAGGATTTTCTATAGGCGTAGGAGCCACAGGAACGCTTATAGGAGGATTATTTACTGGATTAAGGGGTGAGCTAGGGCTAACTGGAGAACTCACGTTGGTGACGTTTGTAGCACTCTTAACACAGGTATTAGTTGTTTCTACCCAAGCACCAAAAACAGGACTACCATATGGGTCAGGACAAGATGAAGTTCTAGTCTCTGTAATAGAACCTACATAATCTGTTTGACAGCTTACTTGTCTTGTTTCAGTAGAGCTTTGACACGTTGGAGGATCTTGTGTACAATTGTTACTAACTTCATACCAATCTGACCAACTTTGCGAAGTACAAGTATAAGTCCTGCTTTTATTGACAACCCCACTATAATGAGGTAAGGGACAAGCCAAACTTTGATTTTCTGTAGCATTAGCACAGACTGGTTGGCGATACGGATCACAAATGGGATCATCTGGTCTGTAAGAAACACACCAATAATCTCTAATAGCAACTTCATTTTCAATACCGTTACAGTATAAATTTGACATATAACCTTGTTGAGTCGGTGTATAAGTGCAGTACCAAGCATAGGCATTATTTCCTTGTAGGGATAGAAGTAGTAATAGGCTCGTCAGGAACAAGCGGTATAGTGAATGTTGGACCATATAGTTTTCTAAATGTATCTGGTTTTAATTCATACCAGCCACGCTTTGCAGCATCACCGATAGAACCGTTGATAGGACATGGGGAACCTGATTGCAACATAGCTTCAAATACTCTATTATCTTGACATAGTATAGAAACTGCTGCAACTTTAAGACCTAAATCATTGAGTGTTTTAGCTAATTTAATACGTTCACAATTTTCGTCTTTATAGCCAGAGCCACCACTTACGCCAAATATTGTAGATGATACAGAACCACTAACAGGCACAAGACAAACGTCTTGGCTAAAAGCACTTATAGAAGGGCTAATGGCACTTGGTGGTGGTTGACCTTTATAGTTAATAGTTGTGGTTTCAGCATGGACATTGTGAATACATACTAAAATACATCCTACCAAGATGATCCATAGTATGTGTTTCATTATTTCACCATATGAGTTAGTAAGAACAAAATAATTGAACCAGCAGTTGCTAATAAAATTTGTTCTAATCTTTTTAATCTTGCATTTATTTGTTCGTAACGTAACGCACACACTTCTTCATGCGTAGTTAATCGTGATTCTACGTCTGACTTCACCATCTTATCCTCTCGGAGCATTATATAAGTTAATAGGGGGTAATTTTAGATCATGCCACTCAATCATAACTCTTCTTCATTAAATGGCATAATATCAATCAATCCTTGTTGCGGTGATCTTAAGCGATTAACAACGTTACTACCTAATGCTAAACCTCTTAATCGTTCTGCAGGCAATACTCTACCTACACGACCAGCAAGTTGTGATGTTTCACCTAGTAATCTTGGTGAGCTTAATAGACCGCCCAATAGAACACCAGTTCCAATAGTAGATCCAATAGCAGCAGCTGATGCAGGATTAACTGCAGCACCTACGCCACCAATAAGACCGCCACTTAAAACATTGCTTTTTACATATGGAGAAACATATTCTTGCAATGCTTGACCTGCTACTGCAGGCATAATATCTATACCAGTAGAATTTTTAAGTTGTTTAGCTACAGCAAGTTTATATTCTTGCGTAGGAACATCTTTTGTAAGTGTAAGAACTTTACGAAGACCAGCTTCAATGTTTTGTTGATTGCCAGTACCCAATGCCATTCTTATCTCTTCTATAGCATTTTGTGTTCTACCATAGTTTGTCATGGCATCACGATAACCACCAATCTTATCTAATTCACTATTGACAGAACTTAATACTTCATTGTAAATACGATTAGCATTAGGATATTCTTGAGCGTTTGGCATTTCTCTACCAATACGTTTTTTAAGAGAATCAAATCCTTGAGCGTTTCTATATTTAGCTTTATCAAATTGATTGATAAGTTTATCAAGCCTATTAATTTTAGCAAGCTCTGTTCTATCTACTTCAGCAAGATTTCTTAAATCTCCGCCAGATCTAACTGATTTTTTACCTTCTAAAATTGTATCTTTAACTGGAGTAAAATCTAAAGGTGTAGGATCTGAAGCCCATGTTGTTTTAGCTGCTTTATATACATCACTAGCATCTTTTTGCATAGCTTTAGCACCTGTTTTAACAGCATATGTAACATCTGTTAATGGTGTTTTACCACGCAAACTATCTGTAAATGATTTAAGTGCTGTTCCACCTTCCTTACCAGCTTGATATGCAACTTCAAATGTCTCTGGAGCTCTACGAGTAAATCCACCTGCCACTACTGGTGCAACATTAGATACTACATTTTGCACTGGAGTAAGTGGATTAGTAAGAGTTCCTGCACGAGTTAATGTTTGAGCAGCTCTAGATGTAGGTGCAACTCTAGTAGCTAATGCACCACCACCTGTAAGTACTGTAGATAAGTCTGCTAATGCACCTACTGGATCAGATTCAATAGTCTTTAGGATATTCTCACGACCACCAAATCTTTCTTTTAGATATTTACCAGTACCAGATAATGCTTCTTGTCCTGCTTTTACAGCTTCTGGTCTTGCTTTTTGTAGTACTGACTCTGGAAGAATCTTTGTAAGTCCTCCAGTAGTTAAATTCATAAGACCTTGAAATGTTTCTACTGGACTAACAAATGGTTGTACAATATTTTTACCAAATTGAATACCGCTAGGAATGATATTAGATATAGCTTTGCCAGTACTAAATTTATACTCTGGTTTTTTAACAGCTTCTAACAAATAATCAGCAGATGGAGTAACCTCTATCTCTGGTGCTTGTATAGTAAGCGTATCCTTTTTTAAAGGTATAAGTTCGTAATCAGCCATTATTGTTTCTTTCTAATTAAGTAAGGAACACCTTTCACAACTTTATAATATGCATTAGGATCAATTTGATTTCCATACTCTTGTAAAATTTTAGTAGGTAATGCAGATCCAGTAATTGCATCTGTAACTACACCTTTATTTGTACTGAATGATGTTTTTTCTTGTACACGTTCTGCAGGTAAATCACCATATTGAGTTCTATAGTTCTCTGTTAAATTTACTTTAGCATCTTTAACTTTATTTAAATATCTTGTAAGCTCAACTCTTGCTGCTTCTGGATCTAAAGATTGATCTACAGCACTTTGTGAGGTAGCAATTTGAGCACCTTCACTTACAGCCAATTGACCAAAACCAGTAGATCCTTGATCGCCCTTCATTTCCATAATAGAGCCAACAAAAGATTTAGCTTTTAATTGATCTAAAAGTCGTTTAGTATATGCTGCATCAGATCCACTGATTGCAGAAGATGTTGCACCACCTAAACCAAAAGCTTGGTTAAATCCTTTACTATTTAAAATATCATTAATAAGTTTTTCTTGTCTATTTAAATCTTGAATAGATTTTACTGCAAGATTTGTATCACCAGCTTTAGATTTTTTAAGTGCAATTCTTACGTCTGATATTTGATTAGGATCGTCAATAAGAGGAACAAATTTATTACCTGTTTGAGGTTGTGAAGTAACTGGCTCTACAACTTTTTGTTGCCCAACAGTTGTTCCACCTTGTGCAAATCCAGTAGATGGTGCTTGACCAGAACGTTCTTTAAGTATTTGTTGTAACATTTGTGATTGAGAAACAATTGGATTTAATCCAGTAATTCCTTTGTTTTTAGCAATAAAGTCTGCACGTTCAACTTCTTTTGCAAATACATCTTTATCAGGAACTGCTGCAGAAAATCTTAAGAAATCTTGTTTGTCTTTTGCAGTAGCTTCAGATGGATTAATTCCAAGTGAGCCATAAAACGCTAATTCATCAGCTTTAATTTCACCAACTGGTCTATATCTAACATCTGATTTTTGTATATTTTGTATTGTTTCTTTTGGTGCAGCAAGCAATTGAAGTATTTCTTCATCAGAAGCACCAGCTGCTTTTCTAGATCTAATATATTCTTCTAAACCTACATCTGCTCTTTGCAATCCTTTTAACTCATACTTACCCTTTTGAATATCTTGCATCATTTTTGTTAATTCAGTTTGGGTCATAAAATTTTTAGTTGCTGCGTCTATTGGTGCTTGTCTACCTGCAGATGCACCTGTAAATCCACCTAATGCTGAAGATGCAATACCTTTATTCCAATTAGATAAAACACCAGTAGCTAAACCAAGACCAGTCCCAATCATTTGTTGGGTTTTAAGTCTGTTTTGTTCTTCTTCAGACAAAAGACCAGTTACAGGGCTTTGTCTTGTAAGAAAAAGAGTATCTAATAATCCTTGAATATCTGCCATGATTTATCCTATACGTTTAACTTGTAGAAGATTGCCAGCCATTGGACCAGATTTACCTTGTGTAACAGGTCTGCTACCCATTGCTACAGCTTCTTGTAATCTTTGTTTATCTGCTTGTTCAGCTTGATTATAAACATCAAGAATAGATTTACCTGCACT